GCCTTGACCCGTCACAGGCTCAAGATTTGATCCGGGAACGCACCGAAGAGATCAAGGAGTACATCAAGAAGGAAGCCGGGGAACGCGCTGAGAAGATGACCGAGGTCATCCATGATCAGACGTCCGAAGCCAATCTCGAGATGAAGCTCAAAGAGACCATCATGGAGATGTGCATCTTTGGGACTGGGGCGATCAAGGCCGGGACGCTGCGAGTGGAGCGGTCTGGTCACTGGCGTCACAACGGCGACCAGCACGTACTGATTTACGAAGAGCGGATTCTGCCGGAGATTGAAAGCGTCTCCGTGTTCGACCTTTACCCCGACCCGTTTGCCACCTCGATGCAGGACTCGACTGGCGTTTACCGCCGTCACGTTCTCACGAAGTCGCAGCTTGCGGAGCTTAAAGCATCGCCGGGATTTGACGATCAAGCGATCGACTACATCATGACGAACTTCCGCCACGGCAACCACCAAGAGTTGCAGCATGAGCGGGATCGTCGCAGCCTGAGCAATGTTAACGAGTACTCGGAGTCGAATCGATACGAGGTACTCGAATTTTGGGGTGACATCGTCGGCGCGGATCTCCGCGATGTCGGAGTTGATATCCCTGATGATGATCTCAACTCTATCTTCTCGGCCAATGTTTGGCTCTGCTCAGACCGCGTTCTAAAGGCGCAGATCAACCCACTTCCCGGGGCGGAGATTCCTTACAAACTGGCTCCGTACGAGAAGACCCCACACCAGTTCTGGGGCGTCGGCGTACCGCGCCAGATGCGAGACAGTCAGGTGACGATGAATGCGGCAACCCGCATCTTCATCGACAACATGGCAATTTCCTCTGGCCCCCTCGTTGAAGTCAACACGGATCTGATTGCGGCTGGCGAAGACCCGACCCAGATCTACCCGTGGCGAATCTTCCTGCGCGAGGGCGGCGATGCTGCCATGCCGATGGTTCGCTTCTACCAGCCCGAGAGTAATGCAAATGCATTGGGTGGGGTCATCGAGTTGTTCCGTCGGTTCGCCGATGAGACTACCTCGCTCCCCTCCTATACGCATGGCTCTACTTCTGGCGGCATGAACAAGACTGCCACTGGCATGTCTATGCTCATGGGTGCGGCCAGCATCTCGCTGAAGTCGGTCATCAAGAACATCGATGACTTCCTGCTGGCGCCGATGGTTCGTGCGTTGTACGATTGGAACATGGCGTGGAACTCTGATGAGAGCATCAAGGGTGACATGCGGATTATTGCGCGTGGATCGACTGCGCTTATCCAGAAGGAAGTGCAGTCGCAGCGGCTGTTGCAGTTCATGTCGCTCGTCGCGAATCCTGCGATGGGGCAGATGGTGAACTTCGAGGCGCTTATCAAGGATATCGCCAAGTCGCTCGATATCGACGCGGACAGAATTCTCAAGGAAATGCCGGAGCTGGGGGAAATGAATGGGCTTGAAGCTGACGAAGGATCAGGCGAGGGCGTTGCTGGAGCTGTCCAGCCACCCTCAGTGGACGGTCTTGTCCAGCCTACTCCGCCTACGCCTCGCCCAATGCCACAAGGCTCTGGAAACAACGGACAACTACCGCTTTGAACAGGGTAGGGTCGTTGAGTTACGCGCATTACTTGAGTTAGAGGATTCGGCGAAAGCCGTACTGGAGGCAGCGCATCGGGGAACGACACGCGCTGCTGAACTTTGATCCGATACGCCTAAAAGGCCCGGAGTTATAAATGGCAAGTAGGAATGATCCAGCGAAGCTGGAAGCTGAAGCAAACGCTCTTGTTGAACAGTACAAGAAGGCACAGGAGGAATCCCTGAAGGCTAACGCCCAAGAGGACACTCCACCGCAACCTGAGCCGGAAGAGGTTCAAGAAGAGACTCCCCCTGAAGAGCCGCAGGAGACGGAGGCTGAGGTTAAGGCCAAGTCGGACGAGGATGATGGTGCGTCCAAGTCTGACGATAACTGGAAGGCGCAGCTTGCCAAAGCGGAAGACCGCTATAAGAACGCGCAGTCCAGAATGACGAAGGCAATCGAGGAAGCCAAGGCCGCTAAACAAACTAGCGAAACCCTTGCCAATCGAATTGCCCTGCTTGAGCAAGAACTGGCTCAGAAGCAGGAAGTGCAAGGCCCAGATCCTGAGATAGAAGCATTGGAACGCGACTATCCGGATATCGCCAAGCCGCTTCTTAAACAGCTTCAGAAGCTTCAGTCAGATCTCAAGCAGACGGCGCAGCTTTATCGGAAGTCTGAGGAAGAGAGAACTTTGGAACTCCATGTCTCTGCTGTGAAGGCGAAGCATCCCGATTTCGCCGATATCGCGGGAGACGACGGGTTCCAGACATGGCTCGACGGACAGACCGGAACTTGGAAACGGATTGCCAAGAACGGTACTGCCGAGGAAGTTATCGAGCTTCTCGACCGATTTAAGAGCGTCACGAATTCTGCACCGAAGGTGGACGTAGTGTCCGAGGCAAAGAAATTGGCAGAGCCAAAATTGCCGAAGGCGCGAAATCCGAATGTCGGCAACAAGCGAGTCTGGACTCGCGCAGAGATTCAGGGTTTGAACCGCCGTGATTACGAGCGGCTTGAGTCCGAGATCGACAAGGCGTGGGCCGAGGGTCGTGTACGCTGACAAGCAGTACAACTCTTTTCTAAAGGTATTTTGAAATGGCTATGAACTTTACGGTCGCCAATGGCGGCTGGGTTGCGAACAACGCGGCTGGCTTCGTCCCTGATATCTTCTCGAAGAAGCTTCAGGCGAAGTTCTACGCGGCGTCTGTTCTTGAGCAGGTGACGAACAACGACTACGAGGGCGAGATCTCGGGTCAGGGTTCGAAGGTTGTGATCCGTACGGTTCCGGCGATCACCGTCGCGAACTACACCGGCACGATCTCGTATCAGGACGTGACGACCTCGACCATCGAGTTGCTCGTTGACAAGGCCAAGTCGTACGCCTTCAAGGTGGACGATGTGCTGAAGGCTGAAAGCGACATCGCTTTCTGGGACGAGGCTGCCCGTGACGCTTCCGAGCAGATGCGCATTGCTGTCGAGACGGACGTTCTCGGTAACATCGTGTCTGGCGTGGCGTCTGGCAACTCGGTGGACGTGACCACGACCCCGACCGCGTCGAACATCCTCGACCCGATCCTTGAGGCCGCCCGTATCCTCGACGAAGACAACATCCCGGATAGCGATCGCTTCCTTGTTGTCTCGCCGAAGGTGATCGAGCTTCTCAAGAAGTCGGATCTGAAGTTCGCGTACCTCACTGGTGACTCGGCTTCGCCGCTGCGCAACGGCAAGGTTGGCATGATCGACCGCTTCACGGTCTATCAGTCGAACCTCCTCGCCGCTGGTTCGGGCGGTGACGCTGGCAAGCGCCTCTGCTTGGCTGGTCACAAGAAGTTCGCTTGCTTCGCTTCGCAGTTCACCAACACTGAGACGGTTCGCCTTGAGTCGTCCTTCGGTGATGGCGTTCGCGGCCTGAAGGTCTATGGCTACAAGGTTGTTCACCCGACCTGTGGCGTGGCCCTCAAGCTGACCGGCATGTAATAGGAGAGGGGAGGGCATGGGTAACCATGCTCTCCCCGATTCTTCTTATGGATATCAATGGCATGAGCAAAGACGAACTCTACGAATACGCCAAGGCAAACTTTGGCGTGACGATTGACCGAAGAAAGAAGTTGCATGATTTGCAACATGAGGTCGAGGCTCTTGGAAAGCCGAGGATTCAGGTGCAAGATGTGCCTGTCGCTCCAACCAAGAAACTTCGAAACAAACGTACCGGCGTGATCTGGGACTGGAACCCTGTGTACGCTGACAACCCGGATTTAGAACCGTATTACGAAGGTTAAAACATGGCTACGGTAAAAGTGGTTGAGATCATTGACCGTGCGCAGATCATCCTTCAGGACACGACTGGCACTCGCTGGGCGAAGCAGGAACTTCTGAAGTTCTTCAATGACGCGCAACGCGAGGTTGTCCTTGTTCGCCCTGACGCGAAGACTGTAAACACGACTTTCAATTGCGTTGCTGGGTCGAAGCAAACGCTTCCCTCTGCCGCGCTTCGCTTGCTTGACGTTGTGCGCAACGTCGGCGGCAAGGCGATTCGCCAGATTGATCGGCGAATCATGGACGATCAGCTTCCGGATTGGCACAACACGCCGACCGTTGGCACGACCTTGATCGAGCATTACATCTATAACCCGCTCGATCCGAAGACGTTCTACCTGTACCCGAAGCCGACGAACGTAGCTTCCATCGAGATCGTTTATAGCTCCGCCCCGACGACGGTTACGTCAACCGGAGGCCCTAACGAGCTTGCGGATATCTCGACGACCGTCATCGACATCGACGACATCTACGCAAACGCGATTCTCGACTACCTGTTGTATCGCGCTTACTCGAAAGATTCCGAGTACGCCGGGAATGTTGCCCGTGCGCAAGCGCATCTTCAGGCGTTCCAGAACTCGCTTGGCATCAAGACGCAGTCCGATTCGGCATCCACTCCGCGTCCGCGAATCCCTCCGGGGCAGGCGGCACAGGGCTGATATCGAGTTCCCGAGCGGGAAATTTAGGGGCTGAAACGGGGTAAGGCAGAGTGAAATATACCGATCTAGCAAACAAAGTCCTGCTGGAAGTTCCGGGATGCCCCGTCTTTTCGATCGCGCAGTGCCTCAAGGATGCGGCGATTGAGTTCTGTATCAAGACTGACGTCTGGATTCAGCCAATCGAAGACGCGATTGTCCCGGCTGGCACGAACGAAATCGACCTGAGTCCTCCGGCTGGCGCCGAGATCAACCACGTTCTCGGCCTCTACCGGAATCGCGGCACGACCGCTTCGCCGAGCTATGAGAAGTTATCTGCCGTAACCCCGGTGGATATCTACATGGCGGCTGGCAGCGGCCCTGCTCGCGTGTACACGATGAACGACAGCGACACCATTACGGTGGCTCCGACGCCTTCCGTGAGCGAGACGCTGTATGTCCTGTACTCGCTCAAGCCGTCTCAGAGCAGCACCTCGATCCCCGATTACATCGCGAACGAGAACTCTGAGACGCTCATCAAGGGTGCGTTGTACCGGCTTCAGATTCAGCCCCAGAAGGTCTGGTCTGACCCGGATCGCGCTGGCATGAACAAGATTCTTTTCGACAAGGCGCTTGGGATTGCGATTCGCAAGTCTAAGCACGGCTATGCTGGCGGCGCGTTGTCGGTTGCACCTAGGGAGTTCGTATGAGCTATAGCGCAACCATCCCCCTCGTAGAGGGAGATACCCTTCCGGTTCTTTATCTGAACCTGAAGGACAGCAACTCCGCCGCCGTCGGCCAGATTCTTGACGAAAGCGACCCGAACACTTGGCAGGCAATTGACCTGACCGGCGCGACGGTTCGTCTAAAGATTCGCGAGGTCGGCTCAACAACCATTAAGACGACTATTACCGGCTCCGTAACGGACGCCGTTAATGGCCGCGTCGCGTTTCAGTGGAACTCTCAAGCTTTGGACGCCGCTGGCGTGTACGAGGCTGAGATTGAGATGCAGAATGGGTCAGGAATCCAGACGGTTTACGATCTCATCAAGTTGCGCGTTCGCTCTGACTTCTAATGATTCGTGTTGTCCTCGATATCCCAAAAGCTGCACCAGATGTGGAGTTCCAGAAACTCCGCACTGAGCCGCTTCATGTCTACGCGAGGGCGACTACTCAATACGTAAATCTTCGGGACTCCGCTGATTACGTAAATCTCAAGAACACGGTCACGTTCGTCAACGCTTATGCGTTGTCGAGCTACGTTCAGCTTGCGGCGGCCAATGTGTTCGCCGACCCGACCCCGCCAGATCGATGGGTCAACGACACTATTCAAGTTCCCGCCGATCAGGCGTTCTTGATATTCGACAAGAACCTTGTCGATGCGGTCGATGCGCTTGACGCATCAACGCTTGATTTCGGGTTGAATCTTGACGATCTGTTTGGCGTATACGATTTCAGCCGATTCGACGCTGGCAAGCATATCTCGGATCAGACTGATGGGTTTTCCGAGCTTCTTGCATTTGACACCTCTAAAGGGTTCTCGGATCTCTACTCGGCGATAGATGCTGTTTCCAAAGGCTTTGAAAAGTCTTTGGAAACGTCTAACGGCACTACAGACAGCGCAAGGATATCTTCAGGCAAGTCATTGTCTGATGAGTTCCCGCAGATTGACGAGATAATCCTAGACTTTGGATTATCACTCTCTGACTCACAGTCAGTTGAAGAAGCCCACTATTTGGAAACTTCAAAGGGGGCTTCAGAAAATGTAGTATTCGGGGACGGAATTTTTTCTACTTTCTCGACGCAGAAGGCGGACGAGACGTTTGCCGTTGATAACTTTTCATACCTCGTCTTCTTTATCAGAACTCAAGATGACGTTGAGTATGCAATAGACGACTCTTTGCTGGAGTTCGGAAAGAATCCCAGCGAATCGTTGGCCGCATCAGACTCCGGCTATGCAAGGATGACGGATTATGCCGACATCACTTACTTCGCTGAAGACTATGTTGGTTCTTCTTTCTACTTCTGACAGAGGCTAATTAGATGAAAGCTTTCGAAGACATCAAGGTTAGCGGTCGGCTCCAGATCAAGATTTTCGACGAAAGTGGAAATCTGAAGGACGAGCGTGACCTCAACAACCTCGTCGTAACCACCGGCAAGAACTTCATTGCTTCTCGCATGGTTGGCACGGCATCTGCGGTCATGAGCCACATGGCTGTCGGCTCTGGAACCTCCTCTCCTGTAGTTGGCGATACCGCCCTCGGCGGCGAGCTTGGCCGCGCTTCGCTGACCAGCGGAACCGCGACCAACGCGGTTGCGACCTACGTTGCCACCTTCAATGCCGGGATCGGCACTGGCGCGGTGACAGAGGCGGGTCTTTTCAACTCTGGCGTGGGCGGAACCATGCTCTGCCGCACCGTGTTCGCAGTCGTGAACAAGGGTGCTGCCGACACGATGACGGTGACTTGGACTGTAACGATCTCCTAATAGGGGAAAGGCATGTCGAATATTACTACCCGCGCAGGGAAGGGCAGTCCGCTTACCAATAATGAGCTGGACGCCAACTTCACCAATCTCAACTCGGATAAGGTTGAGATTGGTGGAGACCTTTCCGGTACTTCTTCCGCACCAAACGTAGCCAAGATCCAAGGCCGCGCTGTCTCGACTGACGCGCCTGCCGCAGGAGAGAAGCTCGTTTGGAACGGCACTGCGTGGGAGCCTTCGACAGAGCCTACGGGCGAGCCTATTGGTCACGCCGATAAGACTCAGTCATCGATCTCTTTCAATAGCGGCACTCGCACTTTCACGATCGCTCCTGTTGCGACTGAATTTGTTGTTTGGTGTAAGGGCGTAAAATATACTTATACGTCCGCGCAGACTGTCGTTATTCCTAATACGACTGGCCTGCATTTCATCTACTTCAATCAGTCTGGCGTCCTTTCGACGCAGATGTCGTATTTCACTTGGGAAGACCATGCGCCGACAGCGTACGTCTACTGGAACGCGACTACATCGACGGCTGTCTACTTTGGCGATGAGCGTCATGGCATCACGCTGGATTGGCAGACTCATGAGTACCTTCACCGTACTCGCGGTGCTGCAATTGCCAACGGGTTTGGCGCAAGCGGATACACGACGACTGGCCTTGGCGCGACTGATGCGGATGCGCAAATCGACATCGGCGGCGGCACGTTCTTCGACGAAGACATGCAGGTCGATATCGTCTCGACTAATTCGCCTGTCGCAAATACGTGGCAGCAGGATTTGTCTGGCCCTGCTCGCATTCCTGTTCTCTATCTTAGTGGCAATGCTTGGGTAATTGACGCGCCGACCGATTTCCCGTTCAAGGTTGGTGGCGGCATTCCGCAGTACAACCTGTACAGCGGTGGAACTTGGTCTACGGCAAGCGTTAACAATAACGAGTACTTCGTTTCGTGGATTCTCGCCACGAACAACCTGAACTACCCAGTTGTTTCGATCATCAGTCAGGCCGCGACTAACCAAGTCTCTCAG